CAGCAGGTGCTGTGGCTATTGATGATGAAGGTATCGTTAAAATAACGTGTGATGAAAGCTAATAGAGGAGGATAATTATGGCATATACTAATGCAAACTTACAGCCTATCGGAGGACAATCCAAGGCAGGTACTGCTCCTCAAATGTGGAGTTACACTGCACCTGGAACAGATGCGATTGCTGACATTAATTCAGAAGGCTACTTCAATGGAGCAGCAGATGTATTAAAAGTTGGCGATCTAATTCATGTTTGGGATAGCTCTGTACCGACTTCAACTTTAGTAACTGTGTTATCAAACACAGGAACTGTTGTTGACGTATCAGATGGTACAGCTCTATCTGTCGCTGATGCTGACTAATAACTAGACGAGTGAGGGGGAAGCAATTTCCCCCTACTCTTTTTTTTTAATTTAAGGTAAAAAGGATTATGGCAGCAGGCGATACAAAAGTAACTATAGCGAATAACGCATTAACTCTATTAGGCGCAAATACTATAACTTCATTTACAGATGGATCAAAGGCTGCAGGAATTGCAAACAATATGTATGACTTTGTAAAAAAGCATACATTATCAATGTACCCTTGGAAGTTTGCTTTAAAAAAACAAGAGCTGCAAAAAGATACAGCTACACCAGTAAATGAATGGGATAATCAATTTACTTTACCTTCAGATGCTGTATCAACTTTACCAGTAGCAGTATTCTTCTCTGGACAATCAAATGCTCCTAAAGAATTAAATTTTGAAATTTACGAAAATAAATTAGTAACGAACTCTACAGAAGTTTATATAGATTATGTCTATGATGTAGCAGAAGGAAATATGCCAACTTATTTTGTTACGTTATTAGTATATCAGTTAGCTTGGCATCTAGCAGAGCCAATAACAGATCAAACAACTAAATCTGATTATTGGAAAACTCATGCTCTGGGTAATCCTTCAGATCAAGGCAGAGGTGGTTATTTTAGAACTGCAACCCAAATAGATGCTCAAGGACAGCCTCCAAATGTTATTGAGGATTATGTACTAACTAATATACGATAATGGCAGATAACGAAAATATAGTAAGAATACAAACAAACTTTACTGCAGGAGAATTTGATCCTTTGTTAAGAGCTAGGATTGATCTTGAACAGTACAGAGCTGCAGCTCAAACTTTGACAAATGTTGTTTGTATGCCTCAAGGTGGAGTAGAAAGAAGGCCAGGCCTTATGTACATAGGTACAATACCTTCTGGAGCTTCTCCTCAAAATGGAACAAGATTAGTATCTTTTGAATTTTCTACAACTCAACAGTATGTTTTTTTATTTGTTTCAAATAGACTATACATTTACAAACAAGGAACTTTACAAACTAATATCAATTCTTCTGGTAATGATTATTTAGATCTATCTTCAACAGGAATAAACTCTGCAAAACTTGCAACATTATACTTTGCACAATCTGCAGATACTTTGATTATCTGCCATGAAGATATGAACCCTGTAAAAATAACTAGAGGAGCTTCTCATACATCCTGGACAGTATCAAATATAACTTTTGATTTTGTACCTTACTATCCATACTCACTAGCAACTTCAAATCCTGCAGGAACAATTACACCTTCTGCTATTGAAGGAACTATTGAAATTACATTTAGCTCAAGTGTTGCATCATCAAGTTACGTACACCAATACATCAATGCAGAAAATGGTATTGGCAGAGCAAGAGTTGTAAAATTTATTAGCAGCACAAAAGTAGAAGCTTTTGTTGAAATACCCTTTGCTAATACAAATGCTATTGCAAATGGAGATTGGGAGCTTGAGAATGGGTATGAGCTAGTATGGAGTAACACACGTGGGTGGCCAAGAAGTTGTACATTTCACGAAGGTAGGCTATTTTTTGGTGGATCTAAAAGTAGGCCCTCTACAGTTTGGGGATCACAGGTTGGACAATTTTTTAATTTTAATCCAGGACAGCAGCTTGCAGATGAAAGTGTTGAAGCAACTTTAGATACAGATCAAGTCAACGCAATCCATGGTATTATATCAAATAGAGATTTATTAGTATTTACTTCTGGTGGAGAATTCTTTGTACCTCAAGGAAGTTTAGATCCTATTGAACCAAACAATATAATTTTTAAAGTAACTACTAGAACAGGATCAAAACAAATAAAACCTATTGTTGCTGACAATGCAACTTACTTTGTTCAAAGACAAGGTAATCAACTTATAGAATTTGTTTTCACAGATAGTGATGTCAATTACAGATCTAATAACTTCTCTTTGTTTTCATCTCATCTAATTAACAATCCAGTGGATATGACACATAAAAGTCAAATAAGCACATCAAGCACAAACAGAATTATTTTAGTGAACAATGATGGATCAATAGCTTGCTATTCTTTTTTACGATACCAACAAGTTGTATCTCCTTCTAAATGGCTAACAGATGGATTATTTAAAAATGTAACAACAGATTTTGATGAAGTTTATTGTGTTGTACAAAGAACAATAAATTCTCAAACAGTGTATAATTTAGAAAAATTTGATGATGATTTTACTACAGATGCAGCTACACAATTTTTTGGTGGTACACTTCCAGGATCTACAAGTGTATCTGGATTAAATTATCTGGAAGGAAAAACAGTTGATGTTGTACGAGATGATCTGGCCCTTTCCCAAACAACAGTAAGCTCTGGTGCAATAACAATAGACAAAGCTCCAACAGAATATGTTGAAGTTGGAATTCCATATACTCCTACAATAGTTACACTGCCTGTAGAAACAAGGCTGCCAAATGGGAATGTTCAAGGTTTTCTAAAAAGAATTACAGAAGTTAATTTAATTTTAAATAGCACACAAAGTATAAAAGTAGATACAGAAGAAGTACCATTTAGAAATTTAGAAAGTTTAAGTCTAGGAACTGGCATTGAGTTTTTTACAGGACTAAAAACAGTGCAGCCATTATCTGGATTTACAACTGATAGCACATTAACTATAACACAAACAAAGCCTCTGTTTTTCACATTATTAGGTGTAGAATACAAGGTAAGCATATAAGGAGAAAACTATGGCACAATACGTAGCAGCAGCAGCAACAGTAACTTCAGCAGTATTGCAATTCAGAGCTGCCCAGGCAACAGAGCTTGGTTATAAAGCAAAAGCAAAACAAGAAGAATTAAAAGGCAGAGTATCTGCTGTCCAGGCAAAAGAAGATGGAAACAAAGTTTTAGACAACATGATTGCACAAATGGCTTATGGTAATGCCTTTGCAGGTAAAGGAAACACAGATCCTTTCTCTGGAAGTAAATTAGGAGTAAGTATAAAAATGCAATCACAGGGTATTGCTGAATATAATATTGCTCAAACTAATGCACGTATTGCAAAAGAAATGGGTTTTTACCAAGCAAGAATAGATAGAGCTGCAGGTAAGACAGCAAAAACTTTAGGTTATGCAAATGCTGTAGCAACACTAGGAACAGGTGCTTATCAATATAAACAAATGACAACATAATATGGCAACAAGAAAGATACAATATAGACCACTAGGAGTAAGATTAAGATCCTTACCTTCTGTTACTAGATCTGACATAACAGAAACTAGAAGGGGTTTATTAAATCTTTCACAAAAATTAGATCAAATCTCTGCCTTGGGATTTAAAGAGATGGGCAAACAAGCTGCTATTGAAGGAGCTACAGAAGGAGAAAAATTTAAAGCATACAAAGTAGAAGAAGATGATTTAGGTAATACATCTATTAGCTTTATGGAAGCTCCAGAGATGGGATCAACTCCAAGAGCAAAAGCATATTATAAATCAGCTCAAGCTGCAGCTAAATTACAAATCAAATCTTTGTTTGAACAAAAACTATATGATGCCTATACCAAGAACAGAGCAGATATAGCAGGTTTTAACAAACAATCTAAAGACATATCAGATGGATTATTAGAAAGTTTAAAAGAAAAAAATCCTCAACTATACAATTATTTTCAATATGACTTTGAGCAATCTACAATAACTTATGCAAAATCAGTTTATACAAACTGGTCAAGCACAAAGAACGATATAGAAACTACAACCTTTCAAGGCTATGTAAATTCTGGTCATGCTGCAAATACTATAAAAATGGCAGCTAAAGGAGAAGAAGGCCTGGCAAAAGCAGGTATCTTTGTAAATAATATGGTTGGAGATTATTTAAACCTTGGCCCTAAAGAAGCTTTTATTGCAGGCAATATATCAATACAAGCAGATGATACTAGATTAGGTATAAAAAATTCTAAAGAACTTTCTAAAGATATTGAGTTTGCAAGAAACACTTTTCAAAAAATATATTTAGAAGAAGTATTTAAACAATACAAAGGTAATCATGTTGCTTTGGTCAAGGCTATAGAAGAAGTAAGAGGTGGCACGTACATTACAAAAGACTTCTTCAATGCGCTAGAAGCTGAAGGACAAGTGATTGGTGTTGGATCTACAAGAATTAGTGAAATACTAAATGATGATGACAGAGATAAACTTGCAAAAGAACTATTTACAATATTTCATAATGAAACAGATAGAGTAAATAAATTATATGAAGGAGATAAAAAATATATAAATTTACAGGCAGCTCAAGATCAATCAACAATTTTAAAACAAATCATAGGATTAGAAAGATTATCTAGTGATGCAGATAGCTCTGGATTAGAAAAAGATATTACAAAAGCTATATCTGATTTCAAAGCTAAATATCCTACAGAAGATGCTTTGAAAATGGTTGAAACTTTAGAACAAACATTTTTTAACAGATATAATGCAGATGATGATATGCCTGGAGTAAAAGAGTTGTATGAAGAAGATGCAAGACTTGGAATGTTAAATATGGATGATTTAAAAAAAGATACAAGACTTACTGGCACTACAAAAGCAAAAGTTATAGAAATGGCGAATTCTTATAATATTGGAGACAAACACTGGACAGATCACAATCTTTACAAAGAAGGGTTGGCAATCATAAACAAAATGGAAGCTCAAAGTGTAGCAGGTTTGTATCAAATAAGTAATTCAGATGCAGAAAGACAAGAAAAAATAAATTTAACTTATAGAAAAACTTTTGAACATCTTATTGACATGAGAGGAATTAATATAGGAAATAGTGGTAACAGAATTAACCCAATACATGTTGCTGATACACTCAACAAGTTAAATGCAGATGGCAAAATTGTGGCAACAAAAATGGAATTTAAAAAATTTGAAGGTGGTAAAGATCAATCTACTGGAGATCCAAACATTTCAAAATATAACAATTTACAAGTTTTAAAAGAAAGAGCTGAAATGGATCTTGCAGAAACTAAAGATGACAAAAAAAGAGAAACAATAAGTGCAGAAATAAAAAGATTAGAAACAGAGCAAAACAAAACTTTAGAACTAATACCTGGAGGACTAAAAGGTTTAGAAGATAAAGAAAGTAAATTTGATAATTCAAAAGTATTCTTTGTAACAGAAGGAGGGCAGCTTGAAGAACTTACACCAGGTAAAGTATTACAGCTTCTTCAGAAAGATCCTTATAAACTATTGATACCTTCAAGGTTGGAAGAATATAAACAAATATTAACAATAACAGGGGATTAATGAACAGATTAGATTTAATATCATCTTTAGAAGGCACAGAAGGTAATGGAGATTTAGAAAGATTACTTGCTTTACGTACACACGAAACAAACAATCTCCATCCTACTAATGTTAGAGAAACTGCAGAAAAAGACAAAGCATTTAGTACAATAGAAAAAGCTTTTAAATCTGACAATGTTAAGAGTGCAGCTATGCTTGTTGAAATGAACAAAGAAAAGCTAGATGATGATTACATAGAAGAAAAAACAAAAGAAGATCCAAGACTAAAAAAATTCTTTACTGAAGGATATAAAATGGTTGGTACTGCTGTTGAGAGTACAATCAACAATGTTTATGAAGTAACAGATGACTTTGTACAGGTTTTGGAAAAGGTTGGTGTACCTAACGTTTATATACAAATAAAAGATGGCAAAGTAGATTTTACTACAAAAAGACCAGAAGATTTTAATCCAAGGCCTTTTGAATTTGTTGATAACCCAGATAGTATGGCAGCTAATTTAGGTGCAGGATTTTTAGAATTTATGATCCCTTTTACTGGGATGCTAAAAGCAACAAAGGCATATCAAGGTGGTAACATGGCTACTAATGCTTTGAAGGTGTATGGATCTGGAGCTGTAGCTGATTTTATGTTTTCTCCAGAATATGGCAACTTTGCGAGCTTGCTAGTAGAGCTTGGTGTCCAAAATGAGTTTGTACAATGGTTAGATAGTAGGCCAGAAGATGCAGATGATTTGTACCAAAAATTTGTAGCAAGAGGCAAGCAGGTCATAGAAGGTGGTATTATGGGTGCTATGTTTGATACTGCTATACGAAGTATAAAATTTATGAAACAATCTCCAGAATGGGTTGCAAAAGCAAAAACTTATTTAGCTGCTAACTTTGAGGATGCAGGAGCTGCTACTTCAAACATATCTGAAGTTAAACCTGCTGCAGATAAATCTCTTTCAGATGCAGGATTAGAAGTTAATACTTCTCCTACAGATACACCATCTACAGGTGCAAAAGACTTACCATCCCAAGATACAACTGTACCTGGGCCAGAGAGAACTGAAACAATCTCTCCAGAAAAAGATCTAGGAAATAATAATAATTTATCTGCCATAAGTATTGAAAACAAAATATACCAAGTTGATAACGACATCAATACTTTACTTGCAAAAGCTAACGAAAACAAGCCAATATTAACAGATATGTTAAACAAATTTGATGCACAAATAGAAGTAGATATAAAAAAATTAGATAGTATTAACACTAAATTAAAGGTTAAAAACAGAAATCCTAATGGATTACCAGATTATTTAAGAGCATTTATGTTGGCAGAAAATATAAAAATCAAAGATATATCTGCACAAATTGAAAAAGATCTAAAAGTTTTAGATAAAGATTACAATAATAAAACAAGATCAATACACTATCAGATTGAAGTATCTCCTGGATTTACTTCTGAAATACAATTAAGACCAAAAGAAATACATCCTATTATAAGCAAACATCATAAGAGATGGTACAGTTTGAGTAAAAAATATGATAATAAAAATGTTATACCACTAGCTTTACAAATGCAGATATACAACGCAGAGATAAAATTAGAGGAAAACATAAATAGATTGTTAGGAAGTATATAATGGGAAGGTTTGGTAAATTTAATGCTGCAGAAATGGCTAAAGAAGTACAAAAATTTCTTACTAAAGGAATACCAGAACTTGAGCAATACTCCGAAAAAACACTCAAGAAACAAGTCAAGGCCCAAGATCTACTCAAAGAAAAAGGATCTCCAGAAGAATTATTTGACAAAAAATTTATAAAAAATTTAGAAGCTGCAGCTAATAAAAACCAATTACCACCAGAATTATTCCCAGGTAACTTTGACAGTTTTAAAAACTCTCTTTGGTATAAGGTAAAAGATGAAGGCGATATTGATGCTTTGATAGAAGTTGTATCAAAACATTATAGTAAAAATGCTTTGGAGGCTAGGAGAGGTAACAAAAAAGGTGTACTAAAAGATGAAGTTGTAAAAGAGCTAGCAGATGAACTAAATATATCTATTAAGACTTTGCAAAACAGAAGAATTGGATCTGTCTATACAGTAGAACAAATGTATGGAGCTATAAAATTATTAAAAGATTTTAGAAAAGTTTTAAAATTATCTCTAAAAAAAGCAGTATCAGAAAATGCTTCTGGACAAGAAAAAGCTTTTGCAGTGCAAATGACACAAACATATTCTTCTGTACTTAACCAGGTCATGGGTGCAAGAGCTGAACTAGGAAGATCATTTAGAATATTGAGAGAAATGAAAAATGGTTTTGACCAAATACAAGATGAAGATAAAGCTTTGCAGGCTGTCTTTGACAGTATTGGTGGTAAAGAATTGAATGAAAGAAAACTAGAAGCTCTATATGGCATTATAGAAAACAATGAGAATTCTGTAGCCAGAGCTACAAGACAACTAAATTTAGCATCTACTAGAGATATGCTATTCCAGGTTTATTATAACATTCTTTTATCTGGTATTG